AGTGCGGGACGATATGCAGGACTGTCAACCCCACGGGCGACAGCGCGGAGATGTACTGCACCAACTGTTACACTGGATTCAGGATCACATTCCTGAGAGAAGTGGTGGAGAAGGTGAGCGAATGACCTACGATTGGGATGCATGCGAGAAGCTCTCCCTCGATGAGCTTGATGCGCTGGCAAGGATGGTCAATACGATCCTGTGGCACGTGGACCACTTGAAAGCAAAGCTGGGTGAGTTGGGGTTTGACACAAGATCCCCCGAGAGCGACTCCTTCATGGTGCCGAGGCTCGTCCAGTACAGCGCAGACCTGCGCTATGTCAATGACGAGCTCTGCGAGCTCATCAGGAAGAAAGGCGGGGAGGTGGACGAATGAGATGCGAGATCTGTGGAAAGGAGGCTCCGTACTTCACGGAGACATACGACCCTATGGAGAAGAAGGCCAGGACGATCTACCTCTGTGAGGAGCATCAGGAGAAGATGTATAGAAGGATCGTCGACACCATGCTCAATATGGGGTCGGAGTATATCATCGAATACAATACAAGGATCCTTAAACTCCCCGAAAGCCTCGATGTCGATAAGGAGGCCATCCGCAAGATGCTAGAGGCGAATGACAAGGCAATCCCCATCATCCAGGAACCTCCGATGAATGATAAGATCAGGGACATCGGCAAGGTGCTGGCATGGCTGTATTCCCAGGGCATCCTTATAAACGGCAGGGACGACGAGATCGAGGAGCTGCTGAGGAACATCACAAAGGAGGGAGAGGAATGAGTCTATTCAAGAAGGATAAGAAGGGAGCAAATGAATGCATCCCTTCCGAAGCGGAGAGGCGTGCGAAGTGGCATGCATCCGTCTGTGAAGAGCTGCGCGCCACCGAAGGGCCGCATTCATGTAAGGATTGCATGCACACGACTCCCGTATATATCGGAGGCAACCCTGACCTGGACAGGTGCACACCCATCAGACGCTGCTCCCTGCCAGATGCCGCCGACAAGACACTCTTCGTCCAAGGAAATGAGAACGGGAAGTGGGTCTACCGCAGATGGACCGATTGCAAAGGGTTCTCTCCCGTCCACGAGTGCGAGAATTGTACGCACTACGATAAAGAGGCACTTCTCATACATATCGCAGATGATGCTGCAATCGCCAAATTGCCTGATTATTGCTGTGCGCATTATGAGTGCAAAGAGATGTTTACCGATCTCGCCTGCAAGGCCGCACTGAAGTGCAAGAACTACGAATACAAAGAGGGGGCGAGTGAATGACTGACGAAACTTCTGATATGGAGTGCATCTCATGTGTCTCTTATGTACGCAACGCTACAAAGGAAGAACTGATGTCCACCTTCAGGTACGCCGATCCCGACGAACTCGTGTGGGATGATGAGGAACAGGCATGGAAGGTCACATTCAACGAACTGTCCAATGAGAATGCATGGTATTCCGAGAGCGATGATGCTGTCAGAAGGAGACTCCCGAAGGCGAAATTCAAACAGGTGTATTACGGCGAAGACGGGTCGATACTGGAAAGCATTGACTACATGGATAATGAAGAGTTTGAGAAATATCTGGACGAAGAAATGAAAAAAATGGGGTTGAAAGAATGATCTCCGAGACACTTGAGCCATTCCTCGATGCAGGTATGGCAGGGTTGTTGTGGGGCTTCGTCATATGCCTGTGGCTGTTCGCACACGAGCTGATCAAGGATTACACGAGATTTGGCAGTAAGTACAACCCCCCTGAACTGGAGGAGTATGCGATCGTCGGACTGGCGATAGTGATGCTCAGCGCACTAACGTTCATCGTGTTGCTGTGGACACTGACCATCATGGGGGTGATGTAAGAATGATAGAGTACATCTGCGATAACTGCGGGAAGCGTATAGACGATCTGCCCAAGGAGGTCAGGGAGCACTCCTTCGAGAAGCATATCTGCAGGGATTGCATCAAGGGGATGATCAGAGAACAGGCCAAGAAGATCGCTGCCGCACACCTGGAGTGTGCACCGTACGGTCAGCTCCTGTGCATCTACCAGAACCTCAACGGAGCATACCTCAACGCGATGGACATAAGGACCCCATGGGAGCTTCCGAAGTGTCACGTATGCGGGAGCGAGATGAAGATACCCAATCCGGCGGTACGTGAGTACTTCTGCGAGACATGCATGGTCATCTATGACAGATTCGGCAACAAGATCAGGGATGTGGTGGCAGAAGAGCCCGCCCGCCCAAGTGCAGGAATGTACGATACAGCAAGAGAGATAGCCAAAGAAGAGGAAGAAAAATTAAGAAAAGAAGGGAAGTGGTTCTAATGACTGACCTAAAATCATGTCCGTTCTGCGGAGGGGATCCAAAACTGGAGTCCGACTCGCACAGGAGAGAGTTCGGCAGGGACAGATTCCGCATAGTATGCTCGTCATGCTATGCCGGCACCAGATGGTACGACAGCCCCGATGAAGCGTGGCTGATGTGGAATGGGAGAGTGAAAGAATGACAACAGATAAGAAAGAAGAAGCATGGGGCTCCGGCTACGTGCCGCACGCCTTCATGGAGAGATTCAAGTGCCCCAGGTGCGGCAGCGTGCACTTCAAGAGCTACCCGCAGGCCGTACCTGCCGACAGATCGCAGACGTGGACGTACGAGTATGTCTGCGCCAAGTGCGGTCAGGGCATGGGCCTGACGATGGTAGGGGATGACGAATGATCTTCAAGAAACATAGAAAAACCGAGCAGGCTGAACCGGAGAAACCGCCGTTCCCGCTGGATAAGCCCAACTCCTGCGAATATTGCATGCATAACCTCTGTACAGGTACGACGTACATATGTGATGCATATTACTGTATGAACAAGCGCATTGAGACCTGGTGGTGGTCCAAGGAGGGCAGCGCGTTCAGGACATGGGACAGATGCGACGACTATAAACCCCATAAGATCTGCGCAACCTGCAAATATGGTCCCGCCAGGGGTATGCTCACAGAGACCCGCATCATCGGCGATGAAGAGATCGAGGTCAAGGTGCACCCTTCGACAAGATGCCCCTATGGACCCGAGTGCAAGAATGCCGAGAAATGGGAGCCGAAGGAGATGAAGGAATGACCGTCAAGTATGAGTGCGACAGATGCCACAGGCAGACGACGGACCGTGATAAGATGATGGAGGTGACCTGGAGGAGGAAGAACGACTTCCTCGGTGTCGACTTCGTCGAGTCCGGCACGTACCACTACTGCTCGTTCTGCTCGCTGATGATGTGCAACGCCTTCGGCATCGTCAACGACGGGACGTATGCCGGGTCGCTGCGCGGCGAGGACAGGATAGGCAACTACAACGAGGATCTGAAGGAGGCCGACCCCTTCTTCAACAAGGACCTGGAGATGAAGGAATGACCGACAAAGAAGAGACTGGTGGGTGTATCAAGTGCGGTTCGCCTAAAGGGAGACCGAAGACGATCTGGGGCGATGAATACTATGTGTGTAAATACTGCGAGGACGAAGCGAAAGGGATCGCCAGGGGAGTGGTACGCATGTATCTGTGCGGTGACGACTGCTTCATCGGGTTCAGAGCGAAGGACATCCCCGAACTCAAGGGACTGTTCGCACAGTCTGAGAACGAGGACATCAGAGAGCTGGTAGAGTTCCTCGAGGGCGTGGAAGCGGACATCGGATCGAGGGAGGCGAAGGAATGACTTGGGACTCTAGTCTGACATCGCCCTTGCCATCAAGAGAGGAAGTCGAGCATAGAATATCTGCACTAGAAGAGAGTCTGAAGCCCTGCCCGTTCTGCGGTAATACCAATCTGTCAATCGAATTTGATGATTGGGGGGATATGTACATCTATTGTGCGGTCTGCGATTCGATATATGAGAATTGCCGTATTAGTAAGCTAATTGAAGGTTGGAATAGGAGGGCGAGTGAATGACTGAATTGAATAATATATTCGTACAGAGAGAGGTATCAGATATGCTGAGTGACCTGCTGAATACTGCGCAACACATCTTAGACCACCCTGAAGAACATGGGGGAGCCATAGACCTCTTCAATCTGCACTCCCAAAGTGAGCTTCAGCTACTTGCCATGTTTGGACAGGTGTGCTATGACAGGATGAAAAGATGGGAGCGCCACTCACCAATGTTTGATGAGACCCCAATAGGAGCACCATTCCATGATGCTTGAATCAGAGAAGGCTCGCCGCAATGAAGGAGGAATGAAGATGCTGTCTGAAAGGGACAAGAAAGATGTGGAGGAATGGAAGCACACGATCTATGAGATCCGCGATGAGACAGGGTGGACCACGAATGAGATCAACCTATTCCTGTTATACGTGGAGCTCAAACGCCTTAATAGCACCTTAGAGGTGATGAAATGGAGGTGAAAGAATGGCCAGAAAGAAGATGACCATCGGCGGCAGACGCGTCAAGTGCCAATGCTGCGGGAGGACCGCAAAGGTCCTGACCGTCAACAGGACGCCGATCTGCGACCATTGCTTCAAGGCCTACGCGCTCGGCCTTCTGATCGGGCGCGTGGTCGGAGGCGACAAACACATTAAAGACAAGGACAAGGAGGAATAAGATATGGATATGACTAAGGAGATGAAAGATATGACCGAGGTCGAAAAGGGCCTTTTCGTCGGCAAGAGCCAGGCTATCTGCTTGATCGCAGAGGACCAGATGAAGACGAACTGGCACTGGGCCGCGGAGGACCTGTGGAGCACCCTGTACGGGCTGCTGAAGGAGTACGGCCCGCAGGATAGCTTTGCAGGCATACAGAGCATGAGGCACATCGAGTTCATCGACCATATGTTCAGAGATGCACTCCGCACCTGGATGAACGTCACGATGGAGGAGAAAGAATGACCAAGGCGGAGAGGTTCGTCTGCGGACGCTGTCCCTGGGCCTGCGTCGTGCAAAGCGATAAAAGGCCCGACGTCCCTCCGCATACATGCCTGAACGGCAAGAGGCCGTTCTGGACGCACATAGGAGGCAGATGATGACCGGAAAGAACATGCTGATATACGCTGCGGTGTTTGTCGCCGCGGCATCGCTCATAGGGACAGGCGTGTGGCTGCATGCCGCCGCCGTGAACGACGAGAACGACTCGACCGCTGCATCGGGCAGCGGGGGATCGGGCGGATGGACGGCCCCCAGCGAGGCCATCGCCAACCTGGAGAACCACGGCGGCTATATCTACACGGTAGGCGGCGGCTCGTACAGCATCGCTGTAAGCGACGTGGTGTCCCATTCGGACGGCACCATCATCGTCAAATCCCCCGGAGCGAACCGTGTCCTCTACTTCGCCGACTCCGAGATAGTCCTTATCCAGAGCACATATTGAGGACATGTCCGTCCCCACCCCCGCCGGTGCAAGACACCCGGAGAAAGAACAATGAGAGCTGAGTGTCGGCGGGGGCGGTCCACGGGGACGGGGTCCTTTCGGACCATGATTGGTTAATCTATATTATTATTTATAAAGATTTAGGCCGTCTCACCAATATTGCTTCCTTCTCTTCTGTGCTATGAAGTGCTGAAGGTCGTCGTACAGCCGGTCGAGGTACGCGTCGATCTCCTCGTCGGGAAGGTCCTTGGGCATGGGCGGGAGGACGTAGCCCCACTGCACCCCTATATCGCCTATCTTGCCGCGGCGCTTCTTCTGCGCGGGGTTCAGACGGGACCTGGGCTGACGGTCCGCTATCGCCTGGTCGATGTCCGGCTTGGCAGGCTCCGGGGCGGGAGCGGGCTCGGGGGCGGGCTCCTGCCCGACCGTGAACGTCCTCTTGGGCGGGGGGACGAACCTCTG